GGGCCTTCCATTGTTCGTTAAAACCCTCCATCCGCTTGGCAAAATCCTTGCCGATCAGATCATCACTTCCCGCTGCCAACGCCCCTTTTTTCATCTCCGCCATATCAGCGCCATGGGCCACGGCGGGCTTGATAAAACTCATCGCCTGCATATCCTGGAACAATTCTCCCAGCTTGTAGGCCTCACCAAGCTTTGCCACCGCCGCTTCCATCTCGGCGCCATCCTTACTTTTCATGGCCGCCTGAAAATCCCTTGCGGCGGCAGGGCCTTGTTTGCCCATGTACTCAGTGATCAGACGCAGCGATCCTTCCATCGGGGAAAGACCATCCTTGCGTAACTCCACCAGCCTGGCCTTCAGGTCAATTCCCGCCTTGGCAAAATCCTTGATGGTATCGGGGGAGGTAATCTTCGCCAAAAAGTTCTTAAAGTTGTTTGCCGCTTCATCATTGGTACCGGCGCCCCGGCGGGCAATCTGCAGGGCCGCGCCGATCTCGGCCACACCCTCTTTTCCTGTGGACCCGAGGGCTGCCATCATCGGCGCCAGCTGGGGCAGGAATTTTGCCATGTCGCGGATCTCCACCGCCCCTTGCTTTCCGGCATAAGCCAGGATATTCAGCGACGATTCGGAATCTTTTGCGGTGATCTGCATGTTATCGCGCAGCGCCAAAAAGACGCGGCCAAGATCATCGACTCCGGCGCGAGTGGCAGTGGCAGCCTTGCCGAGGATCGGCGAGAATGCCGAAAGCTCCTTGGCCGACTGGATTCCCCCGGCGACCAGCACCGACATTCCCCGGGCCAGTTCTTCCTGCGTCTGGTTGAACTTGACGGCATCAGCCCGCACCGTGGCCCCCAGGGCGGATTCCTCCTGCCGGCTGAAACCGCCGGTGATGGAGATATCCTTCATCTGATCCTCAAAATTTCCAGCGCCCCGTACCGACGAGAGGACAGGGGCGCCAATGGCCACCGCCGTGCCGACGGCATCCATCATATCTCCGCGCATCGATGCCCTGGCATTCTTCAGATCCACCCCGGCCTTCATCAGGTCGTTCAGTTTCTTCTGTGAGCCGCTGACCCGCTCAATGGCCCGGCCAAAGGCATCATACCGACCTTTCAGCTTGTCCACATCCATGCCGCGCTTCAATGCCCCGGCCATCACCCGGCCCATTTTCTCGTGTCGCTCGGTCAGCTTCCCGGCAACTCCGCCCAACCTGGTCAGGGTCTTCTCGGCGCCACCAATGGCATCCTTAAAGGCCGTGGACAGGACAGCACCGATGGTGATCGAGACAAGCATTGAATTTGACATTTAACAGATCATCCGATAGAGTTGAATCATGCCTAAAAACGCCTTTCAGACAGGGGCAAATCTGGCGGCCATCGCCATTTTTGCAGCCCTTTTTCTTTTCCTGCTGGCCAATGCCGGACTTGCCGCCGCCTTGGTCGGGATGGTAATTTCCGCGCCCCTGCTCATTGTGCTGTGCATCGGCCCCAGTATTCTCACCGGGGCGGTATGGGCCGGGATTTCAGCTCTTCTCAAGCGCCGTTAGCCGCCCGGCTTTGCCGAACCGCCTCTTCACACCACCACCGAAATTCATCCACCTCCAGCCCGTCAATCTCAGAGGGCTGCATCCTGAACCAGCGGGCCAGCAAACCCATCCCGGCCCGCATATCCGGCTCAGGCATCCAGCATATCGCGAAAGCTGCTCTGTAATTCCTTATAATCCGCCATATCCATGGCATCCATATCCTCCGGAACCAACCCCGCCAAAGAGGCGATCAGCCCGATCTCCTTCTCTTCGTCCGTCGCCCCAAACCGGCCCATGGTGCGTAAATCCTTCACCGTCGGCCGACGCATGGTCAACACCTCCACCTTCTTGCCGCCGGCAGTGAACGGATGCTTCAATGCAATCTCACTCATTCTATTTCCTCTCTCATTGGGAACAGTTTTATTTTTCAAAAAGCGGCCAGCACCCTGGCTGCCAGCGTCTTGATAACGGCCATGGACAATTCCAGCCCCTTATCTCTGGCCTCGGTCTTAATCCGCTCCCACAGGGTCCGACTGCGCATGGTCGCCAATAACTGATGGCCGGCCCAGGTCAGACGGACGGCAAAGAGCGGCCGGGCCCCGGCCGGATAGCCCTCCATCAGACCCGCCTCCCGCAAAAGCCGAAAGTGCTCAACCACCTGCTCTTCCGAAACTCCCGGCAAGGTAGCAGGGGCCAGCATGTCACGACCATCGAGGGCCTCGACCGCCGACATGACCGTCCGCACACATTCCCAGTCAAGGCGCATCTCAGCCACCGATGTTGGTCTTATACGTGGCCAGCAGATCAACCCCGTCCGCCTTATAGATATTGGCGTAGACGTCAAATTCAAGCACCGCCCGGCCATCAATCTCCAGCTTGCAGAAGGTGACGCTCATGGTGGTCTCGGCCTCGACGTTGTCGTGCTGCTTGAACCCGCCCAGGGGAAACTTGGTGAACACCCCGGTCAGGTAGGCCACCACCGGCACCTCTTCCATCCTTCCCAAATTGCCATAGGTCTCAAGGGACCCGCGCAGCTGGATCTCGCATGCCTTAAAAGGATTGGCCACCTTGGCCAGCACATCGGCATAAAGTGAGTTCCACTTAAAGGTCGCCTCCATCTTGTCCAGGCCGCTGGGGAGATCGAGCTTGCCCTGCATCCCTAACGCCTTGTGCTCACTCATCGTCACCTTGACCTCCGGTAACTTGCACTCTTCCACCTTGCCCAGCAGACTATTCCCGTCCACATAGACATTGGCGTTGGTGATTCGTTTCACTTCAATTGCCATTTCGTAATTCCTCCTTAAAAGGGGCCAGATTTATTTTCTTGTTACTTCAACGCCTTCAACAGCTCGATATTGATAAACGACTCAAAGCTGATCCGCTCCGCCGGAGTGGGCGGCATAAACTCGATGTCAAAGGTCAGATGGCCGGCCGCGATCTCGGTAACCGGGTTCTTGGCCACATCAAACAGACAACTGCCGTCAATAAGCGCCCCGCGCATGATCAGGGTTCGGATGAAGCCGTTCACCGATTCGCGGATGGCATCAATCAAGGCCTGGTTGATCGGCCGGTCGATAAATTGCAGCATCGAGTATTCGATGGACTCATGCAGGATATCCGCCGTCCGCTGGACATTGATAAAGTTTGCCGGGTCGGTGTTGGTGGGGAAGGACGCGCTGCGATTCCCCCAGGCCCGAATCCCGGTGCCGAAGGAGTTAAAAACCGTACAGATCCCGGCCTCGTTCAAGGCATTGGCCTCGGTGGTCGAGTCGTTGATCAGGGCGGTAATCGCAAGCTCCATGCCGGTGATCCCCTTGATCTCGGTATTCGATGGGCTCCACCAATAGCCGCGCTCGATATCCTTGGCCGCAATCACCCCGGCCAGCCGTTGGCTCAGTGGCTCCAGCACCTCGGTATCGGTTGCGGTATCATAGCGCTTGATATGGGGAAAGCAGAGAATCGCCCGCTTGGAGCTGGTCTCAAAGTTAATCGTGCCCGATGGACCGCGTCCGGTGATGGCTTCCTGCACCGTGGTGCCGATGGGCGCATCGATCAGGGCCATGGCCCGGAGCTGCTCAGCCACGGCGATCATCTCCACCGAAACCGCCTCCTGGGTGCAAAAGCCCGGGGCGATAATCATCTTGGCGACAAAGCCGAACAGGTTATAGGTGCCGATAAAGCACTTCAGCCCTGATCTGTCTCCGTCCACATCCACTTCCCCGATGATATCCGAGGCCAGGACCTTGGTCGGGTCGGCATAGTTATAGCCCACCGTCAACGAGGCCGTGGCCGTGGTGATCTTGACGCTTGCCGCCACCCGGCTGATAACCCCTTTCGCGTAATCGACGGTGTAATCCACCCCCTCAACGCAGGAAGCGGGCAGGGTAATCGCCACCGATGCCACCCCGATATGATCCAGGGGGAAGGTGCCGTCGGCCGCCTTGGCGGCAATCTCAGCCACCGCCGCCGTCTTATGGGTGGCAGGGTCAAGGGTGTTGACCACGATGCAGATCGGGCCGTTGCCCTGGTCGAAGATCGCATCAAGGGCGGCGGGGATGGTATACCCGGTGGTGTTGACCCCGAAATATTTGGCCGCATCCACCGGGCTGCGGATAATCACCGGCGCGTCAATGGTCCGGTTGGCTGCAGTACACTGAAAGATCGGGGCAGTGCCCACCAGTCCGATGACGGCGGTCTTAACCCCGGTGATGGGCCGTGGCCCCTTGTCGAGGACAATGGTCTCGACCCCATGTAAAAAGTTCGCTGGCATTATTCAGTCTCCTTGTTCCTGGTGGTTTTCGTTGGCTTCCCGCCGGTCTCAGCCGTGATCTCCAGGTCTCCCTGAACTCCCGTTCGCCCTGAGCTCCCGTTCGCCCGTTCGCCCTGAGCCTGTCGAAGGGTCGAAGGGTCAATGGCAGGCGTCAGCCATCCGCGTTTTATCAGCCGGTTGGTGTACAGATGCCCTTCGGGCAGCTCCACCGTGGCGCCGGGCGCCAGCATCACATCTCCATGGCCCTTCAGGCTTACGCCGGATAAAGGCCCGTTATACTCGTATTTCA